AAAAAAGCCGTGAGCTGTCTTTACTTTCACTGACTCCGTATGGGGTTAAAACACTTGTTTCTGTGTCTTTGAAAAATGTATTCAAAGCATCACGCAAACTTTCACGAATGTCACTATGGCTCATCACGTTCATTGTAAGGCCATAGGCCTGCAAAGCACGGTGAAGGCTTTTAACAACTGTTTTCCCCTCGCTATTGCGAATGAACCCTGCGCCATCCCCTAAACTACACGCGCCAATTTCATCAGGTAGAATTGCTAGATGGTCTGGCGTGTAGTTTCTAGCAATGCCAGTGTAAGACTTTCCATTAAAATCCCCTCCTGTAAATTCAATCTCAACTTCAAGCCCAGTGGAAAGCTCCATGGTGCTTTTATTTGTTATCGCCTCGACGATGCGTTTGTCTATCTTCTCCGCTAGCTCCTTGTGTATCCACGCCTCTGCGCGAAGTTTGTTATCCGCCAAAAACGATGTATTGAGGATAACGCCAATCTTCTGTTTATTGAGGATAACAGGGTCACAGGCAGAAACATTCATATCAGGATGGTAAACCACAATTGGTTTATGGTTCCAGGCCGAGATCTTTTTGCTTAGTTCTTCTTTGGGGTAATAAAGAGCCCCTAGGCTTCCGTTCATTACACACTCACTCGCCATCACCATAGGCACAACCCAGTGAGGATCACCGTCTAGCACTTCTTCCCTTATAGCAACGTCACTAGAGACGTTAAATGACATACGCTCGAACACAGCCTCTATTTCAGCCACGCCTGCGCTATTAGTCACCATTACTTTTTTAGTCTTACTATCCATTACTTACCTCCTATTAGTTTATGTTAATTGTCTTGTAAAGCTTTTATTTTGACTTTTTTACTATTACGTATTCTGCCACCAATTGGTCTACTAGATACTCGTATGGGTTGTCCGTTTTACTCTCTTGGTATTTAGCCACCACAAACTCAAGTAACTCTGCCTCATCTACCAAAGCATTCCCAATGCCTTTGCTTATGTTCAACAACAAAGAAGAAGCCTCCGACAAGTGCGAACACGCCTGCACAATATCGTACTCTATTCTATCTTTACTTGTTGGTGGAGTTTCTATAAAAAACTCTTCTTGTATGTCACTTTCTTCGGGTGCAGCCTGTTCGGCCTCCATGTCTTTGATGCAATCACTGACTACGTCAGCGCTAATCCCCATACGGGCAGATATCCATTGTAAAGACTTTCCGCCAGTGTGGTACTTCATTATGAAGTCCCCATTAGTCATTGGTTTTGTTTTTGTCTCTTCACTCATCGCCAATATCTACATAAGGTATCCATGCACACCTGCAGCCTGGGTGAAGTGGTATCAACCCCCGCGCTTCCTGAGGGGTGTAACGCTTTCCGTTCATACTGTTGCATTTGGGGCATACCCTACCATCGCCCGCAGTAGACCATTCAATTAAAGCCCCCAGCTCTTCTACCCCTAGTTTTTCAAAGGCATCTAACTGCCCCTCCGCATGAGCCCTAGTAACCTCCGTTTGTGCTATCAACCTGGCCCTACGAGCGGATATAATATCTATGTTGTCCATTATGACCCTAGCCGTAGCTGGTATGGAATCCCCTCTAGCCAGGCTTTCTGCTAAAGCACTTCGGATGCTTGTAGCCATAGCAGCATTGATACCTTTAAGGGCCTCAAAGCTTTGCCCGAATACCACCGCTACAGTCTCCAGTGTTTGTGGCTGGGAGAACGCTTGGTCCATGAACTCTTTTTTAGTGCCTTCGTAAAAGTCTTCGCTTTGAGCGGCCCTTGCCTTTTTGCGTGTGTCATTAAACGCTCTAGTAAGCCCCTTCCTGTAAGAACTTTCAATAAAACCCTTATGCCAATCAACGGTCATTACTTCACGCTCTACGACACTATTAATCCACAACATAAAGGCATCGATTTTTTCAGGGGTGTCTAGGTAAGCCCAGAACTCTTGGTTAGACACAAGCCCCGCCATTTCCCCCGTAACTGGCGCATTGAAACCAATTCCGAGGGCATCGTTATCAACAACCTCTTGTTTTACAGCTTGTTTCACTTTAGCGTAGCGACGTCTTAGGGCCGCCCAAAAAGTCCGCCTTAAAGTAACAGTTCGTGACGGATCATTCTTTAGCGGGCTTAGGGCGAGTATCTTCATCTGCTTTAGTTGAACCTTGTTGTGGGGCTGCGCCCCCTTTTATTGGAGAAGAACTTCCTGGTGCTTTCACAGCCAATACATCTTCTGTTTCGTCTTTCAATGTATATGGCGTATCGTTTTCCAAGGCATGTTTGGCAAGGAGTTCCGCCGTATCATTATCATACTCAAGAACATACATAAAGAAGTCTTTAAGCGCCATGATAGCTTCACAATCACTAGAGACATACTTGCTCATTGCATTTGTGCGTTTATCAGCTAGGTTTGCTTTGTCCTCTTCTGTAGAAACATCAATTTTAGGCCAAAACACATTTGCAACCTCTTCTGCTGGCTTTGATTTGATAAAACCGTACTTGTGGCACACATCAATGAATGGGTGTATAACTAATGGCTCTACATACTTTTCACGTCTTGTAAGAACCCTCTTATTCCACGCCCTTGCATCCTGGCTACTAGCCAAACGCGCCTCCTCCGCACCAGCAAAGATTCGATATGGGATACCAAGTGCAATAGCAATGATCTTTAGCATTGCTTCTACGTGTGGTGATGGATCTGCTATTTGTGGGGTCAGGCTTTTGGCAGTCATCCCTTGCAAAGCAATATAACGCTGGAGACCTTCGTAGTAAGCCTTAACCTCTTTTTCTAGGCTCTCCCTGTCTATTTCGGCGTCTTGTACGTCAGGTAAAGTCTCGAAACTAAGCCCTGGGAAACCCCCTTTCCAAAACATCTCCCCTGAGCCAGAAAGAATTTTACGTAAATCATAAATACGATTATAGACCGCCTGCATACGGGGAACGCCATACACATCACTGTCTTTACGGTTGTCCGCTAAGTGCAGGACACGAGTCCAGTGTACTTGGATATTCGTAAGTGCTGTGCCTACACTGGAATCCCTATTTTCAACGTCAGCCACTCTAATAGAGTACAAGGTGGGCATCCCATAGCGAACGCTTTCAGGATTAGTGTCTTTCCTGCTTATATCGATATTCTCTTCACTGAATACTTTTAGGTATTTAAGCTCATGGGACAAAACGCCACTAATTTCCCCTGTATCGGCATTTACGCCCTCGACAGCTTCTTTGAGTGGTTTTGAATCAGCTATCCCCATTACAATGATACCGAAATGACCTACCCCACTCAGCTCATCCGCACGGTGGAGGTAATGCCAGACTTTCTTACTTTTTGCAAACTCTTTCCACTCCTTAGCAAATTCAGATTTGTTTTCATTGATGCTAATACCATCAGTCACTACAGGGTTACTTGACCAACTGGCCTCTGGGTAAATCTCTACTACACGCTTGCCCAAACCCTCGCGGTCATAGATTTTACGATACTGTAAAGCATCGATTACATCTGGGTAGCCGCACTCTTTATCAATGTCCCTATTAGGGTCAAGCATCCTCGACATCTTAGCCCTACTGATGGCTATACTATTTCTAATCACGTCGACGAACTGAGTGGTTTTATTTTTCATTATGGGTTTCTTTAAGCTGTTTCTCTGGATATTGCAAGCCTACAATGCAATTTCCATTCCTAGGCGGCAAAGTGCCTAAAGGCCCTTCACGCTTTTTCTTCTTTAAATAACCACCACCATCTTCCTGGGCGTTTACTTTGTAATAAGTAGTGCCATTTATTTTACTCATGTCATTGTATTCCCCCTACTCTTGTTTTCCCTTTACTTAGAATTGAAAAGGCCCCTGAACTAGCGTCTACTTGGTCATCGTGTTTGGCATGAGGAAAGAAGGATAGCTCTTCCTTATACTCGGCGTTCCAGCTACCTTCTACCATGTAAACATTTCCTGCGTTAACTTGAATTGAGTAGGCATCCGCCCGTAGCACTTTGTCCCCCGTAGGCTTGCATACGCGCGTGATATAGCCAGCTAGGTTCTTGATAGAAGATAGTGTAGAGTCCTTGCCACCAGACCCAGGCTCTTGCTCAAGCCCGATCCAAACATCATAACCATCCTGACTAGCATAAAGCTTCATTCGAGACTCTCTTAAAAAAGTTCCCCATTGACCTTTGGCTACGTGAAGGACCCAGTAAGACCCATGCTTGTCCACGGCCATTTTGGCACCAGCACTAAAGTCACCATCTTGGCTACTAGCGGCCTTGTCCCAGAACCTGACTATAATCCTATATTCGTCAGGGCGGAGGGGCATTTTAACCATCTTGAACTTATTTGTTTCAAACATACCCCCGCCCTCAGGAATTGGTGTCTGATCAAACTGGCTGGCGTAGCCATACTCCCCTAAGTCAGATCGCGCCTCTGCTAGGGCCGCATCACTTAGGCGTACAGGGTCCATCAATCCATCTATGTAGCGTTCGGCGAGGCTTGCTGGTTTTATGGCAACCCGTTTATCATTGTCTTTTGGCTGTCGGGCAGGCAGGCATACATGCTTCACTTTAGCCCCTTCCCTAGACAAGAAAAAGTTTGTTGGATCTTCTTGGTGAAGCCGTTGCATAATCATGATAGTTGGTGTCACCGCTTTGTCTACCTTACGTGACAAAAGCGTCTTACCTATCCAGGCATTTGCCGTCTTTAGGCCTACTTTAGAAGAAGCCTCCAATGGGTTGATGGGGTCATCGATTATGATAAAGTGCCCGTGCTGTCCTGTTACACGCCCTCTAGTGCCTGCGGAATAGCGCATCCCGTTTTTAGTGCTACGATAGTGATCCTTGGCATTCTGCACTTCCGACAATTCTACATTAGGAAAGAGCCTTTTATATTTCTCGCTTTCAATTATCTGCCTACTCTTGACCGCAGAGTCAACCGCAACAAGGTGACTATAGGAACACGATATAATACGAGCCGAAGGCATACGCGTCCATATCCATGCAGGATACATGACACTGCATATTGTGGTCTTGGTAGTGCCTGGGCTGATGTTGATGGCAACATCGTATTTTTTAGGCTCCCCCTTAAACACCCTTTCAGCCACTACTTGCAAGCCTTTGCACAGATACGGGATATGCCAATTGTAGACAGGAACCTCGTCAATAAGCTCCGTCCAGAACTCTTGCAAAAACTCATAAAAGTCTCCTTTGCAAATGTCGGCGAGTATTTTATCCTCATCTGCTGTTATGTTGGCTAAGTCACTCATTTAGTTGTATGGCATAGTATCGACTATTTGTTTGGGTTCATATTGTATAAAGTAATAAGGCGGGAGTTACCCTCTTTATAGTGGTGCATATAAAAATGTAAAGCCTGATTGGTTTAAATATAAATAGGTATTAAAACTCGTATTGTTTGCATTCGGGCACCTCTAGAGGTGTGTGAACGGGCACCTCTATGGGTACCCCTTCGGGGTACCCAGCCAGGATAACGTAAAGAAAATAACAAAAGACAGGCTTTACATTTTTATATGCAAGCACAGTGCTTGTAACCCATAACCATAGACAAAAATAGGCTGGTAGTAATCACACAACCAGCCTATTTTTAACGAAGAGAATCAAGTATAAGCGTAACATCCTAGGTTTAATGAATACATATAGTCATCCTTTAGTAACACCCATAAAACACCGATATAATAATTGCAAGCCCAAATCAACAAAAACTGTAAAAAACATGAAAGGATTACAACACAAGAAACCTAAAGCCTATGAATGGTGTCGCCAAACAGTGGAGGAATTATACGACTGTGGAATTCCAGATTTTGATAGCATAGACAATGATATAATGGCCCTCTATAAGTTCATTAAAAAACGCCAAGACGAATGGGATGATTTAGTTAGGGTTAAAATAAAGTTGATCATAAAGTACTGCAATAATGATGCCAAACTCCAAAATGCGGATACAATTAGACAGTTTTTCACTCACTTTGATGCTCTATTGGCTAAAGCCAAGTTGCGTATGCCGTGGGCCGTTCCCCCTGAGCTTATGACAGGCAGACAAGTAGAATCTGTAATACCAAAAGACTTAATCAAGCGTAAAACGTAAGGCCCGACAAGCCCCGCAAGGGGCGAATCGGTATGCAGGCACCGAGTAGCCCCTCGAAATGCCACCTCAATAAGGTTTTGTTGCGAGAAACAGCTAGAACGACCGACTACAACATGTAACCAAACCAACATGTAACCAAACCAACATGAAAAAGAAAACAGAAACAACAGGATTTAAAATACCAAGGGATGCCGTAGTTGCGTATAGGATATACGCAGATGGTCGCATCACCCACGAAGATGACTTTAATGAAGATGACAATTCTCTGCCTCCTTACTACGACGATTACGAAACGGTGGAAGTGCCAGAGGATTTAATTGATTTTATAGTAGAAGGGGAAGGGGTAGTAACAGACCCAAAAAAACTCACTTACAGAGAATGCAATGACTTGCTCACTAAGTGTCAAGTGCGATTGGAGGATATTACTGAAGAGCTTCTTGACCTTCACACCGTCACAGAGTGTGAATACCACACCGTCTTTCGTGAGGGCAAGATGGCCGCCATGAAACAGATCATGCTGCGGACTAAGCTTCCCGTCCCCGTTGCCTTGCGTCTACTCAAGGCAACTCTAGGCCACCCTAATAAATAAAATACTATGGGACAAGCAAAACGAAATGGAACTTACGAACAGCGAAAAGCTGCCGCAATTAAAGATGTTGGGGCTACTGTAAAGAATACGTCGGTAGATATAAGTATGAAAAAAGACTACCCGAACAAGCCTATGATACAGTTTACACTCAAAGGCTTCCGCATAGATTTATTTTTTATATCGTGGGTTAGTTTAACCCGCCCCCACTACGTCCCCAAAGAGCCTTCTGACTTTGGGGATGACGTACCCTTTTAACTGCTAAAATGAAAAACAAGGATCAAATAAAATTATGAACAAAGAAAATCATCAAGACATCGGCAATGGAAGGATTCTCAACGGAGATGCCCTCAAAATCATTCCAACGCTTCCTCAGAACCATTTTCAGTCTATAATCGCTGACCCCCCTTATTTTCAGGTTCTT